CTAGAGCTCTAGCTTGTGTTGGTTGTAGTCGAATTTCTTATCCTGGATGCGCTTCAGCAGCCGGTAGACAGCATTCTCAGTGAGGCCGTATTCAAGTGCAAGGGCGCGGTGATTGCGCCCGTTGAACTTGCCCAAGATCTCCAGATCGCGGGCAGTCAGTTTGAACTGGTAATCCTTTGGAATGGAGATGGTGCTGCCCGCCCACAGGTCACTCAGGTGATTAGCGACCTCGATGCCGAGCTCTTCGGCCTTTTTCTTGTCAATACCCATCTCCTGGAGTTTTTGAGCAACGTGCGCCTCGACGCCTGACAGCAGCTCGTGACGCTTTTCAGCCATGATCGATGTGCTGCTCATGCTAGCTCCTGGAGGCGCTTATCTGCCTCTTCCTGTGTGATGAGTTTCAGGCGCAGGTCGTTCTTGATCTGGTAGTACCTTTCGTTGCGATAGGCCTGCTCTGCGGCTGCTGCCTTTGTTGAGCGTGGCGCCAGTGCTTGAACTGCTGCAGCGTCACCTGCGATGCCGTAGACGACTGCGCGCAGGTAGTGATGTGTTTCAAGGGGCAGCGTCAGCTTCTCGCGCTGGACGATCATCTGCTCGATGCCTGCGACCCACAGTGCAGGCGAGGCCTGTCGGCGGTCGGTTGTGCGGGCGTCACGGGTGACTGATCCTTCGTTGACCATGTGTTTGAGCTCGCCGACAAGCCGGATCGCTTTACCCATCTTGAGCGACCGCTTTGGCGGGCTGAACAGGCGCAGGTAGGACAGCACTGCTTTGCCCAGCTTGGGCGGCAGGTCGGCGAACAGCGCAGCCAGCTGCTTACCCTCGTCGTCGGCCAGGCCGGCTTCGAACGGGAATTGCTCGCTGCAGCACGGGCACGTCAATCGCATCAACGGTCCCCCTCACACTTGTCGATATCGGCATACATGGTCTTCTCGTTGCGCTCTTTATATAAGGCAGCGATGACGGCTTTCATGATTGGAATCTTGCGATTCCAGCCCTTGGGCAGGCCTTCCAAAAGAGTGCTGCGTTCTGCGCCGTGGTACCCGAGTTCGTCGAGCAGCTGTTCCAATTCAGCCTTGAGCCTCTGCTTTTTCTGCTCTACATGCAGCGCAGCGATAATGCCTTCAAAGTGCTGAGGGCTTTTGAGCCAGCTGCAGCGCTCGATTTTGAACATGCGCTTTGCTATCGAGTCGGCGTATGACCAGGGCAGGCCCAGGTCGGCTAGTAGTGCTTCGATCTTTGTGATCTCTTCGCGCAGCTGGTTGAAATTGTGGGGCTTGCCTTTGGTTTTTGGGCTGGGGGCAGATTGGAATCCGAGGCGCTCGAACTCCCGCAGCACCGCGCCGATCTGCCGGGGCCCCAGCTCTGTGGCGCTACGCACACCGGCCACGCGGGCTAGCAGTGCGCGGTAGTCGTCGTCCTGCATGCTGAGCTGCTGGCGGGCGATGTGGATCTTTGCTAGTAGTTTGCGGCTGATCATAATTTCACCCGCTGTTCGAGCTGCTCGACGTCGCGCTTGAGAGCTGCTGCTTGCCTGAGTAGTTGTTTCAGCTCGGAATCCACATCCATTGCGCTGGGAACAGGGACCCGGCCGACAACGACGCCTGTACATGCTGGCTTCACTGGCTCATCAGCTGTGAGCTTTGGAGCTGGGTCGATTTGATTAGGTTTTTGCGGCTTCGGCTTCGGCTTTGCTGGCACGGCTGGCACGGCTTCCAGCGGCGGCGGACTCGCATTGAGAGTGAAGTTCCTCCACTCAGAGCGCTCGACTGGCCTGCGCATTGTGTCGAAGGCTTTGATCTTCCCGCCGTTGGCCAGGAACGCTTGAACCTTTGCATCCAGGTCAGCCTGGCGCTCGAGCGCTTTACTCATATCCCTATCGGGGACGTCGTGGAATATTGGATGACTCATCAGCGCAACTCCCGGTTCTCTTTAGCCAGCGCCCTCTGGCGTCGTTTGATCGCTGCGATAATGGTCTTTTGGACGCCCGGCACTTCCAAAGCCGCAGCGCACTGATGGCTGTCGAAAATGGTCACCATGAATAAACGGCCCTGCACATCACATGCACCGTAGGTGTGTCGTTTGGGGCAGTAGAAAGGGTTGATCTGTTCGATCCGGACCACTGCATGGATCATCCGCTGCTGGCCCATGCCCTCAATCTCTACCAGAGGGCACTGACCTACCGCGTATTCCAGGACTTTCTTGCCACGCCAAACCCATCCCTGGAGTGGCCGACAGTCAACGACAGTGCCGTCCTGGTCGATGTCCCAAGCAAGAAAGTCTTGGCCGTTATCTTCAAAATGTATGGTTTGCATGAGAATGCCTCCCTATACGCAGTGGCTGTTCCTTGGCGCTGATTGCGGTGTGCAGCTGGGCCGACCTCCCGGCGCGGTAGCCTGCATCTGATGCGGATTCATCGCGTGCTTTCAGCTTGCGACGCTTGATTTCGGCCTTCCCGAGGTCGGGGTATTTCTTATCCATATAGGCCTTGATGGCGTCCGCGATGTTGTCGTCCACGCCGGCGAAGTCTTCGACCTTCATATAAACAGCATCGATCCAGGCGTGGGCGAATGCATCGCCGCGTGCGATCTTGGTAGACCGTTTACAGCGCTTCTGAGTGGCCAAATAGGCTTTGCGGGCCTTCTGGCATTGCCGCTCCAGTACCTGGTAGGCGTAGCCAGTCAGCTCCGGGGCAGCGGCGCAACCCACAAACGTAAACTTGGCAGAATGAAGCCAGCTTGTGCTGATGATGAGATGGGTACCGAAAGCATGGCCGCAGACCTGAGCAAGCCGCACCCGCCACGCTGGTGGATCACCGTCAGAGCCAGCCAGGATCGATACCTCACCGGCCATGCTGGCCAGCACATCACCCATCTCGACATTGAAGGCTTCCATCATTTTGTGCGCCTGGCACAGAGCGATTTCAGCCTCGTTCGGGTTGGAGTTTTTGCCCTTGGCCATCTCCAGGCATTTTTTGATTTTTTCGAGTGCGCGTCCCTGGTCCATGTCAGGCCTCCCCTGCAACGTCTGATGCTTCCTGACGCGCCATGATTTGATCAATCCGCTGGACCATGTTCTCGGGTATCCAGGAGCAGTGTTGCTTGATCTGCTGCCACTCCAGCGGTTCCAGACCCATGTCCTGTGTGAGTGATAAAAGGTCATAGCCGCTGCCGGCATGCAGAAACCCGGTCAACTGCTGGATGGCTTTCTCGACCGGCGCGATGTACGTGCAATAAACCGCATCAGCGCGCACCACCTTCGCCAATGTCGCAGACGCAACGTCGGGCTTGGCATACAAAGGGGAGCCGTCCGGCAATGCGCGACCGATGGAGTTAAGCTCGGCACTGCCGCTATACACTCTACCCACCACCGTGGCGGCTTTACCTGCAGTTTCCAACTGCGTCACCCGGTCCTGCAGATTCGCGCACATCAGGCGCAGCTCGCCGGGCCCCATATCGTCGAGATTTGGTTTCTCTGAAATATTATGTGAGGCTCCAGGGGTGATCAGCCACTTGCTGTGGAGGCGTCCAACTTGAGTGCACTCCAGGCGCTCGATGGTTTTGTGGTTGGTCGGGAAGAGCCTGTCAGCCAGCCTCTCGACGGCTAAACGTGCGTCGTATGCACAGGAGGCGATTTTGCCCTGGATGCGCTGCGTCTTGTAGCCAGAGTGGTCAGATCTGACGGTGACTTCGATGGGTTTTTCCATGTCACACCGCCGCGATATCGAGAGAGATGGGCCTGTACTGATCGGTGTCGCCTATCCGCTCATAGATACGGATGTACGACTTGCTGCCGATCGCCTGGCAGGCCTCGCCGATGGCAACCATCGCCTGCTGCCAGCGCTTGTCCTGGATATCCAGGCGGCGCAGAGCGAGGACGCTGGCGGTGCGGATCTCGCCCTTGGTGTCTGTGCGGAAGGCGTCATTGATCAGCGCCACGACCTCCGGCCGCGCGCCGGCGGTCCATTCGGTCAGGCACTCATCGATCAGGGCGCGGGCGGCCTGCAGGCGCTCATCAAAGCTGATGCTTTCCTGAACAGAGCGCTGGATCTTGTAGCGGCCGTCAAAGCTGTAGAGCGTGACGTTGCCCTTTTTGCCTCCGATCTTGGCGCCGTACTCCTCGGCAGACATCTCGATAAAGGCCTGGATATCGCCGAATGCCACCTTCTTATAGTCGGCTAGCTCGGCATTCAGCTCGGTGGCGCGATCTACAAGGTGACAGACCAGGCGGTCGCGCTCCATGTCGATTGGTTTGATCAGATCCTCGTGGGTCAGGCGCCCCTGGGCGTCTTTGCGGTAGCCTTCCGGTACTGCGATATCATTCTGCATCGACATGATCATCTTCCTGTGTGGTGGTTGAATGTGCCCGGTCGTACTGGTCGATCGCGGCCAGCAGCAGCGCTGCAGCGATGACCCAGTTGCGACGTTGGTCGCGCTTTTTGAACTCGGCAGGTGCCCAAGGCCAGAGCCGGTGGAATGCAGAGGTCTTCATTTGGATACCACTGACTGTTGTTTCCATTCGATGCGCCAACGCATAGCAACCAGCGGCCTCGGCCAGTGCGATGTTCAGGCTCAGATCGTCCTGCTCTGCGGTGTAACCCTCTTCCTGGATCTGACGGATACGCTCACGCAACACGTTGTGAACTGAGGCGGTTGTAAAAACTTCGAGAGCCTGGTCGACGGCTTCGGTCACATCGGGGTTGATATTGTTTGCTTTCATCAGTGAGCCCTCTTTGCCAGCAACACCGGCGCCTTAGACGGTCGGATCTGCCACTCGATATCGCACCCGAGCAGCAGCGTCCGGCATTTGATGAAGTGGCCAGGAGTGGGCTTTAAGGTGGCGTGGAACCAGCCAACGCGCTGCAGATGAAGCGGCTGGTCGCACTCGACCACCAGGAACGGGCGGTCGCCATCAATTGCCGCGAAGATGACCGAACAGTTATACCGGCGCAGTTCGCGGTCTACGCAGTTGGCCAGGGCGAGGCACGCTTTTGCGTGGTCCGTGAACACCTTGCTTTCGCGCTCGAACGGTTGCTCCATGTTGATTGTCTGGCCCATGTCACACCTCCCGGATCACGTCAGCGTTGATTATGGTCTCGCCCATTTCTGCAGCGAGGTTCATTGCAGCGACCAGCATGTTGCCGATGGCCAGCGGATAGAGCAGAGAGCGGGTGTCATCGCGGGCGGTGCTGGTCAGGCGGTCGGCCAGCGCCTCGACGCCGCTTGAATCGATGATGTTTTCCAGCTGCAGGCCAGCGCGCTTGAAGCGGAACGCCAGGAACTCATCGAGCATCGAGCGCGGTACCGGCTCCAATTGCACTGTCTGTATGCGCTGCACTACTTCGCGCACCTCGGCATTGCGTTCGCTGAGTTTGACGAGCAGCTCGGGCTGGCCCACCAGGATGATGCTCACAAGCTTGGTGAAACCGCTCTCCAGTTCGCGCAGCCGCTTGAGCTGCTTGAGCGTGGGGATTGGCAGGCTGTGGGCCTCTTCGATGATCAGGACATGCCGATAGCCTGCCTGGTGGCTGCTCTTCAGCGCGTTGTGCAACTGACGGAAGCGCGCCTCCGGGCTGGATTTGGTCGACTCCAGCGGCGCTACCGTGGCCATGATGGCTTCCGCGATATGCGCGCTCTTGAGGGTTTTGCCCTTCTGGTCGTTATCTTCCATCGCCAGTACGTAGGGCTCGATAACCACTACTGGTGCACCTTCAGACGCAAGGCGCACGAGCAGATCGCGGCGCAGCGAGGACTTGCCCGCGCCACTCTCACCGACCACGGCCAGGAAACCATCATGCCGCGCCACCTGGTACATGGACTCTCGTACATAGCGGATATCGGGGTTGACGTAGAGATCGTCTGCAGACTGCAGATCATCGAAGGGATCGCGCACCAGGCCGAAGGCCTTGCGTGCGGCTGGCATTAAGTGCTGTTTGCGTTTTAACATGGGTTCCGACTCCAGTGTGTTTTCTTCAGGGTTTACTGCTGCGGGTTGCGGGGTAGCCGCGTTGGCGCGCGGCTGCTCTACTTCTTCACTCAGGGCGCCCAGTAGTTGATCTGCTGTGGCGCCTTTGCTTTTCAGGAACTCCAGGATCTGAATCACCAGGGCGCCGCTGTCGATCGACTTCGGCCACTGACTGTGGTTGACCAACTGGGCAATCGCTGCCGGACTCAGTTCGAGGGCACGGGCCAGATCGGCCTGACTTGACCCTAGGGTGATGATCAACTTTTTGATTTTCAGCATGCGTCACCGCCTACCAGGCGCAGGCCGGTGCGTTGCGGTGCGGGGTTATGGATGCGCTCGACGATGGCGTCCAGCTGCTGCTCGAGCACGCCCTCGGGGTAATCGGCTTTCAGTTGTGCCATGGTTTCTGGCGTCCAGAGGTTGCCCACCTTAGCCTTGATCAGCTTGGCGGCGGCGACGTGACTGAGCGGTGGCAGCTCAACAATCGGGCCGGTAAGCTGGTGCTCTGTGCCACGGCGCGGCATGAATGCAGGCAGGTTGGCGTCTTCGGTCGCCTTGTAGGGGTTGTAGTTGCCGCCCAGGGGCAGCGCCTTGACCTTGCGCTGCGCCTCGGCATCGGCCACCGAGTTGGTGCCGGTCATGATCTGCTCAATGGCCTTGCGGTCGTGCTGGGCGCTGGTGTCTGCCGGTGCGTTATAACGGGTACCGATCAGCGCTGCGGTGTCAGCAAAACCGAATTCATCCTTCACCACCTTAGGCACCACGTTGAAAACTTCGCGGCCCTCTGCGTTGACGGTGACCACCTGGGCCGCGTCATCGCGCCAGGGGTTGCGGGTAACCAGTACCTTCTCGGCGACCATTACACCCGGCACGCGGCTGACGTCGTATTCCACACCCTGAAAGCTGATGCGCAGCTTGGGCGTGACCTTGCGCTCCTGTGGTTCAGAAACCGCCAGCTCACGGCACACCGCAATGCTGGGCGCCTTGATCAGCTGGTCCTGGGTGATGGTCAGCCACATCGCGCTGCGGTTCTTGCCGTGGCGGCGGTGGACTGATGAAGCGTTGAAGACTGCGCGCCACTGGGCAGCCAGCGCGTTTAGCTCCGCCAGATCGGCTACTGGCCGGAACTTGAGGCCGCTCTCGAACTTGCGCTCGATGATGTTACGGGCGTTCTCGACCTGGCCGGTGGCACGGGCGTTGCCGGGTGCGTGGGCGATCGCCTCGATGCCTAGGGATTTGCACAGGTTTAGCGCCATGGCGCTTGTGTTGGCGCTGCCAGGGTCCATGTACAGGATGGCCGGGATGCCGTGCAGCAGGTCAGCTCCGCCCCGTTCCTGCATGGCGTTGATCAGCACGTTGCATAGGTTCTCGCCGCTCTCGGCACCCATCACGTACTCAACGTAGATCCAGCCGCTGGTATGGTCAGTGATCTCATAGGACCATACGCGGTCAGCCATGATGCGGTGCATGTTCCGGGGCTTGTTCTTGTAGAACTCGTCACGCGGCATCACCTGCAGGCCGCTGCTGCTGTTGGCCTGGGGCTTGAGGTAATAGAGCACGCAAAGGGAGGCGTCGATCTGCCATACGTGATTCGGATGCAGGCTGGCCAGCTCGGAGTGCGGCGCCGGGGCCATCAACTGATCGGGGTGCACGTTGTAGGCGCGCAGGGCACGCTGGATCGCACTATCGCTCAGCGGCACCAGCTCGCCGGTCGCGCGGTCAATACGCTCGGCCCGGATCAGGCCATTGGCGCGTAGGCCGTCCACGGCGTCTGTCAGGCTATACAGCCGCTTGCCGGTGTTACGAAGGGTCTCCATCAGTGTGCCGCTGATCAGCAGCGCCTCGTCGCGCGTCAGGCCAGACTGGCCGGCATCGGCGCGGCGCTTGCGGGATTTTGTGGTCACAGTGAGTTCCTTCAACTTGCGATGCAGCGTGGCGCGGGACAGGCCCAGCTCGCTGCAGGCGCTGGCGTAGATGGCCGACTTGCCGCCGTGGCCGGCAGCGCGGACGGCTTGTGCTACAGCGACCAGGCGTTCGGTTATGACGGCGCTCATTTCAGTTGCTCGCCTTGATGCCGAGAGATTCGGCGGCAGCATCAGCGGCTCCGGGCTGCATCCAATCAAGGCCGGCAGAACCCGAATCGTCCGGCAAGTTGTAGTCTTCGCGGATCGCGATGATCTGCAGCTCCAACTGCTTGACCAGGGCGGCCATGTAGTCGCGTGGATCCTCGCCGGTGGTGGCGCTTTCGGTTGAGAGCTGCTCGAACGCGCCGCGCAGCTTGCCCATGATCAGCGTCTCGGTCTCATAGGCCACGGCGCTGACTTCCATGCGTAGCTCTTTGATGGCCTCTGATGTAGGCATGCTCTGCAGGCGCCGCTGCACGCGGGCCAGCTCCTCGCGAGTCTGGTCAAGCTCCTGGGCCCGGCGTGCGAGTACTTCGCCCTGGGCGTCGTAGTCGGCATGGGCCTCGTCGCGGTCTTTGATGAGGGCGTCTTTCTCGGCCTGGTGCTTGGCGATCAGCTCTTCGGCAAGCAGCTCGACGTCATCGGTATTCCCAGCCTTTGCAGCTTCGATGAGCGCGCTGCGGTGGTCATCTGGGAGCTTGCGCAAGGCGCGCATTTTGGACGGGCCAATGCCGACCTGGTGCATGGCTTCATAGAGTTCTTCTCCGAATACGGCGAAGTTGGCAAGGTCGTTGTCGATTGATTCCCTGGATTTACCTTCAACCAGTCTGCAGTAATCGTCCCAAGTGGTAACGGTTACCAGTTTTTCATCGACCAGCGTCTCAAAACCCTTGTATCCCTTGCTTTCTTTGATGGCCTGCAGGTCGATCAAATCGGTAACGGTTAACAGTTTTACGATCATGTTGGTGATCTGGCGGCGTCCTACCCGCTGATTGATCAAAGCTGAAACTCGCATGGTGTCCTGGGCCAAAAGCTTGCCTGCTGCCGCGGCTGCATTTTGAATGTCGGAAACCTTTTGAACATCCAGCTCAGGCAGCTCAACATCCTGCGTTACTTCATTCTTCGTACGTGCCATGGTCTATCCCTTGCTCAGTGGTGGCTGCCAGCGGCTACGCGCTGGTTCAGTTCGTTGATGCGGCTGCTTGCTCTGGTCATTTCCTCGGCGTGGGCCTGGGCGATCTGCAGAGCTGCGACGCTCAGGGCAAAGCGGCCGTTGTCGAGCTTCACGGCCAGCCCCTCGCTGATCAGGGTGCCGAGGCAGCGATTGATAGCAGAGGCATTCATGCCCAGCGCTTGGACCAGGTCGCCGTTGCTCAGGCCCTGCAGGCTGTGCCCGCGTAGTTTTTTCATGACGCGCAGGCAGCGCGCGCCGCTTTCGGATATGCGGGTCTTGTCATTCATCGTCGGTGTCTCCGAGTTCGAGCTGGGGTTGGTCGTGCTGCTCTACGTTGCCGTGGTGCCATGCGAGTGACTCCAGGCCAGCGCGCAGCGCGTCCAGGGTTTCGTTGGCGTTCTTGCGGCCATCGCTGAACGCGAGCACGGCGCCGACCGCGTCGTTCAGTACGGTTTGCAGCTGCTGGACGTCTTGCGCCTGGGTCTTGCGGCCGGTGGGCACGTCCACTAGCAGCTTGCCGTGGGCGGCGGCGAGGTATCGGGTGATCAGCGGGACGCCACAAGCACGCTCGAACGGTAGGATCAAGGTTAGGGGCAAGCGGCCGTTGCCCATCCATTTGTACAGCGAGCTTGAGTTGTGTTGGCCCAGGTGGTCACAGGCCAGGCGCTCTAAGCCGCGACGGTGGTGTTCCAGGGCGCGCTGTGCGCAGCCTTCCATTGCCTCTGCTGGCGAGCGCGGTACCCAGCTTTTCCATTTTCTTTTCATTTTTGGAAGCTCCCCTGCCGCAGTTCATAATCGGCATCCAAACAAATAGTCTTTTTGCCTATGGGCAAAAGTGTTTCAATAACCCAATCTGATAGGCCTCAATTGACGGGAGACGTATCAGATGAATGAAGATCGGTTGTTACAGGTAGAGGGGCAGATCCAGGCATTGGCGCAGGCGTGGCTGCGGCTGGCTGCGCAGGTTGAGATGCACAGTGATGCACAAGGGCAACTGGACAATTCTCTGTTGTCAGTGAGCTGGCCCGCCGCTCCATCTGCTGTTGCAGAAGCTGGCCAGCGGATGCTGGCCGGGCTGGTCGAGCAACTGGCGTGTGCACGTAGCCGCCGTCATGAAAGCGCTGCTCACCGATGACCTTGGCGTTACGAGGGAAGCCCTGGACGTCGATCGCTGGTTTGGGCGCGCACAGTATCAGCTGCCCCACTGCGAGGTAGGTCAGTTGATTGCAGGCCTTGCGCTCACCCATGGTGACGCGTTGGATCGGACCCTGCTGCTGGTATGAGCGCAGCGCATCCTGCAGTTGCTGTGCAACCAGGGTCTCATGGCCGACCGGCGCGGAAGCGATGACGACGTCCAGCGCGCGGCGCCAGGCGTCGAGGGGCTCGATATAGTGGGTGGGTTGGATCATGCGGATGCCTCCTGTTGTTTGATCTGACGCTCGATGCGCCGGTATTCGTTGCGGCAGCGATTGGCGATGCAGGACCACATGAACCGCTCGTCGAAGGTGGCAGGGCTACCAGGTATTTCGCGCCGCCGGTCTTGAGCGGTGATGCAGCCATTGAGGGCGGCTCTGTAGCGTTTTTTGAGGGTGGCGAGTGACATGGGATTGGCCTCAGGCTGTGCGGCGAAGAAGGGTGTTGGCGATCTGGTGCTCTTCCACCACCTCGCCCTCTTTGAGGCCGAGCTTTACGGCGATTTTGTGGGACTGGCCGCGTATGCCCTGCTTGCGGCCAGCAAGGACCTCGAAGACGAGATTGACGCTGAAGCCATTGGACGCGGCCCACTGGCTGACCGAGATGCCTTTGCTGGCAAGCTCGCGACGAACTTCTTCAGGAGTGCGAATGGGCATTGATAGTGCTCCATAGATTGTGTAATCGGGATACGCATGTGACGTGCGTTTGTGTGGATTCAATATAGTCAAGATATATTGACTGAGTCAATAAAATTATGCGGAATTTTGATGCGCAGCTTCTGCGTCTGAAAGAAGTGCTAGGTGTAACAAGCGATCAAGAAGTCGCGGCGGCGCTTGGGATGACCAAGGCGGCTTTCTCGGAAAGGAAGCGGCGGGATGCTTTTCCAGAAGAGAAGCTGTATGCGCTGGCAGCCCGCAGACTCGACCTCGCGGTCCCCGTGGAATACATCCTAACGGGCGAAACTGAAATGGAGCATTTCAAACGCGTGGAAGGTCGTGCCCCTGGCGACTATCTGGAGTTGACTCAAAAAGTGCTTGGACGGGCGCAGGCAGGTCTGACGCAAGATGAGGCGGATCTGCTCGAGCTTTTTCGAGCCGCACCGCTGACCCTAAAGATGCAAGCGGTAGCACTCTTATCCGGCGATGGCTCAACAGGGCCAAAACGCAAAGCAGTGAAAGTGAAAGGCAACAACAACCGCACGGCGGGCGGGACCTATAACGAAAAATGAGGATTACTGATGGAGATTAAGGTCAAGGGAAATGGCAATCGCGTAGCGGGTAACAATTACTACGAGCTCAAGATCAAGGCATGCCCCCGGTGCGAGGTGCGCGTCATTGATCCGGAGCGCGTTATCTGCAATCACTGCCGCAGTCACGAAGCCATGATGGAAGCCCGCACCAAGTTGGTGGGCTTTGTGATGGGCGTGTTTGTGGTGTTTGGCTGGTTGATGCAGCGACGCATCGATTCCGGAGTGGCCACGACTCCCGGTGAACTGGGAGGCATGCTTGTAACCGCGGTTGGGGTGGTGCTGATCACCGTCTGTGTGTATATGCTGGTGGTCGAGTGGTTCAAGCGGAATTGGTAAACACTAAAAAAGGGATCTTTATGAGCACCAAAATCATTGCTGGGCTGTGTGCTGTTCTTGTCCTCACTGGCTGCGCTGGCCAGGTAATTCCTATCAGCCGGGAATTTCACGCGGAAGAGGCCAGGCGTTTAGCAGCCCCGGGCCCCAATATCATTTCAGGCAGCGCGCTTATCAGGCAGCAAGGCGGCGGTGTAGTGACCTGTGCCGGACTCCCTATCAACCTGATACCTAAAACTGCGTACGCAACAGAGCGCATGGAGGCAATCTGGGGCAACAGCGTCAAGGGGTATGCCCCCGTGTATGCGATGCAGATGACGTTTACACCCGATCCTCCCGATTATCACCAGCTCGCGCCGCACACCAGATGTGATGCTCAGGGCAACTTCCAGTTTTCTAATGTTGCAGATGGAGAATTCTATCTGGTCAGCGTAATCACCTGGGTAGTTGCGCGGCACGCCCAGGGCGGCGGGATGATGCAAGCCATCAGCGTCAGTGGTGGTGAAGCCAAAGAGGTAGTCTTGAGCCCATGATTGATGCCGCTCTCGCGATACAAGCAGCCGTTGATGCCCTCGGAAAGCTCCGGGAGCTTACAAAAAAGGTCGCCGACGCCGATCTCAAAATGGTCGTTGCAGACCTATCTGTAAGTCTTGCCGACGCCAAATTGGCGGCAGCAGAACTCAAAGGCAAGCTTGCAGTACTTACTGAAGAGAATCAGCGTTTGCGTGAACAGCTGCAGGTTCGGAATTCCGATAAGCCTGTATTCAAAGACGGACTGTATTACTTCGGTGATGATCAGCATCCTTTTTGCACCACTTGCTGGGACAAGAGTCAGCAAAAAATCCGACTGTCCCGTATGGCAGAGGCTTTTAGGTTTGCTGGTGAGTGGGAGTGCAATAGTTGTAGGTCTGCATTTGGCCAGAACGATCTTGATTGATATCGACCCGCCACCCGGCGGGTTTCTTTTGCGCGCGCAAAAATACATCTGACATCGTATAGATCACCCTGAAGACCTTGTTAATACCTCGATAACAATGGTCTCAGGAGCTGAACAATGTACGGATCTCCATCGTGTAGTACTTCCCGTTTGCCGCGCCTGCTGGGCTGGCTCATCGTTGCCTTGGTGATGATGCTCGGCCTTGCACTGGCCGCGCCCGAGCAAGTGCCGGTCATCTTCTACAAACTTAGCCTGGTGGTGCTCGGCGCCGTACTGGCCTACTGGCTCGACCGTGCGCTGTTTCCCTACGGTCGCCCTCATACGTGCCTGTCCGGCCTGCCCGGTCCCGGTGGTTGCGTACCGTCTGACGTTGAGCGGGACCGCAGCGAGTTGCGATTCGCTTTTGCCTGTCTACGTCGCGCGCTGATCGTGCTCGCGTGCGTGCTTGGCCTGACCCTGGGGCTGTGACCATGCGTAACTGGACAGCTCATCTCTCGCCAATCACCCGTAACCTGCACCTGGTTGTGTGGTTTGCGCTGATCATCTTCACGCTTGCCGGGCTGGGTTGCCAGCCTGCATTCGCTCAAGACCTTCCGCGAGCGGCAGAGCAATACAAGCGTGACTTGGTCAGAGTGGCCCAGCATGGCTTTGGCCTCAATGCGCCGATTGCAACGCTCGCAGGGCAGATACATCAGGAAAGCGGCTGGCGGCCGGATGTAACGTCCCCGGCCGGGGCTCAGGGCCTGGCGCAGTTTATGCCGGGCACCGCGACTTGGATGGCGGAGATATACCCGCTATCCGTTGGGCCCGCGCAGCCGTTCAATCCGGGCTGGTCAATGCGAGCAATGGTGGCTTACAACAAGTGGCACCTTGAGCGAATCCAAGCGCACACCCACTGCGAGAAGTGGGCAATGGCTCTGGCTGCCTATAACGGCGGGCTGGGTTGGATCAACCGCGACAAAAAGGTGGCATCGGCTTCTGGGGCCGATCCGCTGACCTGGTTTGATTCTGTCGAGCGGTACAACGCTGGCCGCTCGGCTGCCAACTTCCGCGAGAACCGCGACTACCCAAGACGCATTCTTGAACGGCATGAGCCCATGTATGTCCGGGCGGGCTGGGGCGCCGGTGTATGCGCCGAACGGTACCAGTTGTGAATAACGTAGCAATATGGGTCTCAGCTGGGCTGCTGCTGGGTATTGTCACGGTTTATGAACTGCGCCTGATGGATGCCGAAGGTATCGGTTACAAAAAGGGTGTTGCAGCTGCAGAGGCTGAATGTAAACAGGACACGATCGACGAATTGACCGTACTGATCATATCCAGCCAGCGCTTGACCTCCGATGCATATGCCGCAAGCAGGGCTATCACTCAATCTATTGCCGATCGCCAGCAGGCTGACCGGCAGACAACACGAGAGCTACGCCATGCGCTCACACTTACTGCCCCCGATCGTGCTGGCTGCGTGTATGACGCTGACAGCCTGCGCCTCACCAACTCCGCTCGTGATCGTGCGGCACAAGCCGTTACCACCGGCCTTGGCCGTGCCGTGCCCAGCACCAGTGGACATGATGAACAGCCACGCTGATGCGGCGCTGATCGCATTAAAGGAGATGTACGACTTGTATGGGCGCTGCGGCGGTCAACTGGTCGAGCTGATCGATTACCTGGAGAAGGAACCTGATAGTGGATATTGAGCAACTCAATTTTTCGTTCGAGGCCATGCGCTGGATTCTGACTGCGGCCATTGGCAGTTACGCCTGGTTTGTAGGCCGACAGAGTGCCAGTGCCAAAGAGCTGCTGGAGATCCGCACCCGGCTGATCACCCTGGAATCGCAGATGAAACAGGTGCCCAGCACCCAGGAGCTGCATGTTGTGTCGTCGAAGTTGGAGCGGATCGATGAGCGCATGTCCGGGATCGCCGAATCGTTACAGCCGATCAGCCGTAGCCTGGACCGGGTCAACGCCTACCTGCTCAATCATAAGTGAGGGATACATGAGCCAGTTTGCCAACTATCTGCGTGAGGATCAGCGTCTGGTGCTCCTGCGGATCCTCGCTGAGTTACCGGGGTACCGCTCCAACTCATCTGTGCTGAGCGACTTCCTGCAGCGCTACGGCCATAACGCCAGCCGCGACCAGGTAAAGACAGAGATTCACTGGTTGGCCGAACAAGGGCTGGTACAGATCGAGGACTTGCAGACGGTACTGATTGTCACGCTTACCGAGCGCGGCAGTGACGTTGCTGCAGGCCGGTCAAATGTGCCGGGCGTCAAGAAGCCAGGAGCGTAATCATGGGACGCAAGTCGAGCATCGACAAGCTGGAACCCAACGTCCGCTCACATATTGAGCGGCGCTTGCGTGAGAACCGCATGACCCTGGACGAGCTGATCGAGGATCTGCACAGCCACTTCCCAGCCAAGGAAAAGCCCAGCCGCTCGGCTGTTGGCCGCTACAAGGTGTCATTCGACGAGATGTCCAAACGTCTGCGCGAGCAGCAGGCCATGGCCAGTGCCCTGGTAGAGGAGCTGGGCGAGAACCCGGACGACAAGGCCGGCGCGCTGATGGTGCAGTCGATCACCACGCTGACTACCCATGCTGCCCTGGGCGCACAGATCGATGAGGAAACCACTGTTGATGATGTGCGCAAGCTGGCCCGCGCCGCAAAGGACGTGTTGGCCGCCCGCAAGGTCAGCCGTGAAGAACGCAAGGCGATCGAGCGCGAAGCCCGTGAAAAGCTGCTGGCCGAACAGGAGCAACGCATGGAGGAGATGCGCGGCAGCGATGGCATGAGCGAGCAGCTTGAAAACCGCATCCGCAACGTGCTGCTGGGTAAAGCCTGATGGCCGCCCGGACTGCTACTGGCGCCCTGGGCGACAACATCAAGGCGACGTCAGCCCCGCGCAAGATCGACCTGGCCGAGGAGATGGCGCTGCACGGCGTTGATGTGCCCCAGGAGATGATCGACGCCCAGCCGGCCAACGAGCCGGTATTCCTGCCCTACCAGCAGCGGTGGTTTGAAGACCAAAGCCCGATCATGCTCGGCGAGAAGTCACGCCGCACGGGTATCACCTGGGCCGAGGCTGGCCGCAATGTCGTCAACGCTGCTAAGCCTCGCCGCCGTGGTGGTTGCAATACGTTTTACGTGGGCAGCAAAAAGGAAATGGCCCTGGAATACATCGCCGCCTGTGCGCTGTTCGCCAAGGCCTTCAACGAGCTGGCCGAGGCCGATGTGTACGAGCAGACCTTCTGGGACGACGGCAAGAAGGAAGAGATCCTGGCCTACATGATCCGCTTCCCCAAGACCGGCCGGAAGATCCAGGCACTCAGCTCACGCCCCAGCAACCTGCGCGGCCTGCAGGGCGACGTAGTGATCGACGAGGCGGCATTCCATGAATCTCTGGAAGAGCTGCTGAAGGCCGCACTGGCATTGACCATGTGGGGCAACAAGGTACGGCTGATCAGCACCCACAACGGCGTGGACAACCCGTTCAACCAATACATTCAGGATGCCCGCGAAGGCCGCAAGGACTACAGCATCCACCGCATCACCCTTGACAGCGCCATCGCCGAGGGCCTGTACAAGCGCATCTGCTACGTCACCGGCATGACCTGGTCAGTGGAGGCCGAGAAGAAATGGCGCGACGACCTGTACAAAAACGCGCCAAACATCGAATCCGCAGAAGAAGAGTATGGCTGTGTACCGAAGAAGAGCGGCGGCGGCTACTTGAGCCGGGTGCTGATCGAGCAGGCGATGGTGGCCGACCGGTCGATCCGGATCTATCGCTACGAGGCACCAGAGGGCTTTGAAAGCTGGACCCCGGACATGCGCGAGGCCGAGGTGCAAGCCTGGTGCGAAGAGAATCTAGAGCCTGAACTGGCCCGGCTCAACCCCAACTGGCGCCATGTGTTCGGTGAAGACTTTGCACGCCGTGGTGACCTGACGGTGTTCACGCCGCTGCAGATCGATCCACTGCTGCGCAAGCGCACGCCCTTTGAGGTGGAACTGCGCAACCTGACCTATGAGGCCCAGCGCGATGTGATGTTCTTCATTTGCGATCGCCTGCCGCGCCTGACCGGCATGGCGTTTGATGCCACCGGTAACGGCGGCTACCTGGCTGAGCAGGCCGCGCTGCGCTACGGCACCACGCTGGTGGAACAGGTGCAGCTCTCGCTGGCCTGGTATGCGGAGTGGATGCCGAAACTCAAGGGCGAGTTCGAGTCATTCAATATCGCGATCGCCCGCCACCAGTCCCGGCTGGATGACCTGCTCTCGATCAAGGTCGAGAAAGGTGTGCCGGTCATCGACAAGGGCCGCACCAAGGATCTGGAGAGCAGCAGCTCGAAGGCAAAGCGCCACGGCGACTCGGCCATCTCCCTGGCCATGGCTGTGCGGGCCAGCTTCATGCAGGGCGGCATGATCGAGTTCACCGCGCTGCCCAAACACTCACGCGGTTTCGACAACGTTGATGCCGACGACAATGACATAGGACTGCCGGAGCCCCGCGCATGGTAACCAGAACATCGAGCATCGTAGGACCAGACGGCCAGCCGCTGCAGGTCCGCGATCTGGACACACCGCAGACCGCGCACACCATCGGCTTGCACCACGAGGTGGCCAACCACCCATCACGCGGACTAACCCCCAGCAAGCTGGCGGACATTCTCGACCGCGCAGAACAAGGCGATATCACCGCTCAGTTTGAGCTGTATGAAGACATCGAAGAGAAAGACGGCCACGTCATGTCCGAGATGTCCAAGCGCCGGCGCGCTGTCACCGGGCTGGAATGGGACATCGTGCCGCCCGATGGCGCCACGGCAGCCGAGAAAAAAGCAGCGGTCGAGCTGTACAGCCTGATGCAGGGGCTGGATGATTTTGAAGACGTGCTGTTCGACGCCACCGACGCGACTGGCAAAGGGTTTTGCTGCCTGGAGATGGAGTGGCAGCGCCTGGATGGCAACTGGCTGCCCAGCCACATCGATCATCGGCCACAGACCTGGTTCAAGTTTCAGCGCGGCGTGCGCCAGGAGATTCGCCTACGGGGCGCCGGCGACGGTGAAGCACTGCGGCCTTTCACCTGGATAAAGCACACCCACAAAGCCAAGAGCGGGTACCTGGAACGCAGTGCACTGTTCCGGGTGCTGCTTTGGCCATACCTGTTCAAGAACTACAGCGTGGGCGACTTGGCCGAGTTCCTGGAGATCTACGGCATACCCATGCGCGTGGGCAAGTACCCCGGCGGTGCCACTGAGAAAGAGAAGCTGACCCTGCTGCGCGCGTTGGCAGCTCTGGGTCACAACGCGGCAGGCATCATTCCAGTGGGCATGGAGCTGGACTTCCTGGACGCCGCCCAGGGCGACCCGGCCGCGTTCAAGCTGATGATCGACTGGTGCGAGAAGACGCAGAGCAAGGCGATCCTTGGCGGCACGCTAACCAGCCAGGCCGACGGTGCCAGCAGCACCAATGCCCTGGGCAACGTGCACAACGAGGTACGCAAGGAACTGCGCGACTCCGACGCCAAGGCGCTGGCCAAGACGCTGAGCCGTGACCTTGTCTACCCGATCGCCGCACTCAATGGCCTTGTGACAAACTGGAAGCGCTGCCCGCGCTTCAAGTTCGACCTGCAGGAGCCGGAGGATCTGGAGTACTACGCCACCGCGCTGCCGCCGCTGATCAAGGCCGGTATCCGCGTACCGCGCCAATGGGCCCAGGAGCGCCTGGGCATTCCGGATCCAGAGGAAGGCGAAGACGTGCTGGTGGCCGAGCCTGCCCCGGCCGCACCAGCGCCAGTGCTACCACAGCCCACCGCCGCACTGAACGCCCAACTGGCAATGCAAACGCCGATACCACCGCGCACCGCTGCCGAGCAGCTGGACGTTGCCCTGCAGCCAATGACCGGCGAGTGGATCACGCGGATCCGCGCAATGGTCGACCAAGCTGATTCCCTGGAACAGATCCGCGACCAGCTGGCCAGCCTGCTGCCCGACATGACGCTGGAGCAATACGCCGAGGCCATGGCCCAGGCGCTGGCTGCTGCGGCGCTGCAGGGCCGGGTTGATATCCTGGAGGAAGCCGGCCGTGGCCGTTAGCCCCACCAGCCTGCCATTCCGCGAGCAGAACGAGTTTCTGCGCCGCAAGCTGAACCTGCCCACCAACGCCTGGACGGACGTGTATACCCGCGAACACGACTATGCGTTTGTGGTAGCCGGCGCGAACCGGGATGAGATCGTGGCTGGCTTCCGCCAGGCGATCGAGAAAGCCATCGAGGGCGGCGGCACCCTTGAAGAGTTTCGCCGCGACTTCGACCGCATCGTCGCGCAAACGGGCTGGAGCTACAACGGGGGCCGCAACTGGCGCAGCAGGGTCATATACGAGACCAACCTACGCAGCAGCTATATGGCAGGCCGCTATGAGCAGCTGATGGCCGTCCGTGAGGAGCGGCCGTACTGGCAGTACATACACAGCGATGCGGTAGAGGTGCCACGCCCCATTCATGAGGGGTGGAACGGTATGATCCTGCGCTGGGATGACCCCTGGTGGAAGTACCATTTCCCGATCAATGCCTGGGGCTGCCAGTGCAGCGTGCGAGCCCTGAGCGAGGATGACCTGCGCAGGATGGGTAAGGATGGCCCCGACACGGCACCGCCGATTGTGTTTGAGGAACGCACCATTGGGCAGCGTGGACCGAACGGGCCGCGTGTTGTGCGTGTGCCTCAGGGTATTGATCCCGGATTTGAGTACGTTCCTGGGCAATCGCGCCTGGTCAGCCAGATACCTCCAGAGCTGCCGGATCCTCCGTTGCCTGGATCCACTGGCGGCCCTGGTCTGCCGAACACACGCCCAAGTGAGTCATTGCCATCTGTACGGCCAGCGCTGGTAGACCTGCTGCCGGACAACCTTTCCCCTGATGACTACGCGGAATCCTTTCTGCGTCCTTTTGGCGCCACGATGCAACAGCCGGTCATTTTTCGGGACGTGCTGGGCGAACACCTGGTGATTGGTAGTGAGCTGTTCATCAATCCCAAGACTGGCAAACTAAAGTCGATGAAGAACGAGCGCGGGCCTTTCATGCAGCTGCTGGCTGCCGCCGTGCAACTACCTGATGAAATATGGGCCCGTATTGAATGGCATGGTGCGCGACAACAAGCGGTTGTGCGGCGGCGCTATGTTGCGCAATTTCAAGTTGAGGGTGAAAACGCACCCATGCTGGCGGTATTTGAAGTTGGGCGGGATGGCTGGACTGGCATAACAACCTTTTCGCCTAGCCAGGATATTAACGATATGCGTGTGGGTGTGTTGCTGTACAGGCGGGAAGAATGAAGCTGGCCAGGGGCTGGCACCCCTGGCCCTGCCGCGCTTGGATGTCCAATAGCCAGGAACGCCACGCTGCAGTTGGTTAAGAGTATAGGGGTACACGATGGCAGGCGCCACTCTCGAATTTGACAATGCAGACGCACTGGCAGTTATACGCCTTGCTGCTACCGCCATGGGCGACCCAGGCCCCATGCTGCGCAACATGGGCGAGTACCTGCTGATTGCCCACGACCAGCGCTGGGCCAGCCAGACATCACCTGACGGCCAGCCCTGGGCACCGTTGAGCCCCGCCTATCAGCGCCGCAAGAAAAAGAACGCGGACAGGATCCTGCAGCTGGATGGCTACCTGAAGAACACCCTGGTCTACCAGCTCGATGACAACGACCTGCTGTTCGGCTCCAACCGCATCTATGCCGCCATCCAGCATTTTGGGGGCACCATCGATATGCCGGCGCGCAGTCAGCAGGCGTATTTCCGGCAGGGCCGGGACGGCTCTGCGGGTAACCGATTCACCAAAAAGAGCCGCAGCAACTTTGCCCAGTGGGTGACCATTGGCGGTTACTCGATCCAGATCCCGGCGCGCCCCTGGTTGGGTACCAGTGCTGCAGACGATGACCACCTGGGCAATATCGCCCTGGATTACATCCGCAAAGCCGGTTTCAGCGCGAGCCCGTGAAAGGCCCTGTAAGCGTCTAAGAGGCGTTGCAGGCTACGGATCCCCGAAAGAGCGCCTCGGACACGTTTATAAACACGCGTGGACGCCGTCGCGCCGGTAGATCGCTAGGCTATTCCCGATCCAACCTGTTTCCCTTACTGCATTAAGTTTTTGCGCACGCAAAAAGACATTGCGCGCGCAGGGTCCAATCATGGGGCCCATGAAGACGAAACCAGCCCACCTTATCGCTGTTGCACCATGCAGTTTCCAGATGCCCTCACAGGCAGACGGAAACTTAGTGCGCATTCAGGTCACCCCTGCAGGTTTGTTTCAGCCGGCCGATGGCCGCCCGCTGGATGTGCCCGGCTGGTATATCGACGCCGCGACGGCCCAGGTGGTCATCGAGCGGTTCAATGCGCGGCGCCAGCCGCTGGTTATCGACTACGACCACCAGACCCTGAACAAGGAAAAGAACGGCCAGCCCGCACCCGCAGCTGGCTGGTTCAAGGGCCTGGAATGGGATGACCAGGGCCTGTGGGCCGTGGCAGAGCTGACCGACCGCGCCATGGAGTCCCGCGCCAAGCGGGAATACATGTATTTCAGTCCCGTGTTCGGCTACGACGGCACCACCGGTGTCGTCCAGGAGCTGCACATGGGCGCGCTTACCAACACCCCGGCGGTGCACGGCATGGAGGGCATTGCCCTGATTGCCGCTGCCACTTTCGGGCATTACCAACCAGAGGATGTATCCGTGGATAAACTGCTCGTGGCGCTTATTGCCGCCCTCGGCCTCGCCGAAAACGCTACACCCGACCAGGCCGTGGCTGCGCTCAATGCCCGCCTGACCGCTGACCCACTCTCCGATCTGCGCAAAGCGCTCAAGCTGGACGACAAGGCCGACCAGGCCACCATCGTCACCGCCTGCAGCGCGTTGATGCAGAAAGCCGCTACTGCCGACCCCGCACAGTTTGTGCCGGTGGCTGCGGTGCAGCAGCTGCAGGGCGAAGTCGCCGCACTCAGTGCACGCCTGCAGGCACGTGACGAGGTGGATACCAACACCCTGATCAATGCCGCGATTGAAGATGGTCGTTTGGCCAAGGCCCTGGAGCCCTGGGCGCGAGACCTGGCAAAGACCAATGTCGCGGCGCTGAACAGCTACCTGGATGCGGCCACGCCGTTGTCTGTGCTGCTGTCCAGTCAGACCAAGGGCCAGCACATCGCCGACGACGGCACCGGACTCACGCAGGATGAACTGGCCGTGTGCAGCCAGCTCAACCTGACCGCTGAGCAATTCAAAGCAGCAAAGGGGGCATGACATGGCCGCGCTGACTCAAGACCGCAACACCAATCGCCGGGATGGCGTGCAGTTCAATGACCCGGTGGCGGCGGCCACCCGCATTTTCACCGGCTCGATCGTCTGCCTGAACGCTGCGGGCAATGCGGTGCCGGGCAGTACCTCCGCCACCCTGACCGCGCGCGGCGTGGCCCAGGAGCACGTTGACAACCGCGATGGTGCGGCAGGTGACAAGAGCGTAGAAAGCCGCCGGGGCACATTTCATTTTGCCAACAGCGCCAGCGCCGACGAGATCACCCGCGCCGATATCGGCGAGCTGGCCTACATCGTCGATGACCAAACCGTCGCCAAAACCGACGCCACCAGTACCCGCTCGGTTGCAGGCACTATCGATGATGTCGATAGCGCTGGCGTCTGGGTAACCATCTAGGAGATTCACTGATGATCATTAACCAGACGAACCTGCGCACGCTGTATATCGGGTTTAAAGCCGCATTCCAGACTGGGTTTGCAGGTGCTACTCCGGACTTCGATCAGTTCACCCTGACCGTTCCGTCGACCACCTCTGCCGAGGAGTACGGCTGGCTGGGCAAGACAACCGCCTTCCGCGAGTGGATCGGCGACCGCGTCATTCAGAACCTGAAACTGCATGACTACACCATCAAGAACAAAACGTTCGAGAACACTGTGGGTGTGCCCCGCGAGAACATCGAGGACGACAACCTGGGCATTTTCTCGCCAATGATGGCGCAGTTGGGCCAGGACGCTGCAGAGCATCCCGCCACTCTGGTGTATGAGCTGTTGAAAAAGGGTTTCACTGATCTGTGCTATGACGGTCAGCCCTTCTTTGATACTGATCACCCGGTGATCAACGTCGCTGGCGCGGAAGTCTCGGTCAGCAACTCATCCGGCGGCAGCGGTACGCCCTGGTTCCTGCTGGACACCACCCGCGTGATGAAGCCGCTGATTCTGCAGATGCGCAAGAACTACAACTTCGTCCAGCAGGACCAGGAAAAGGACGAGAACGTGTTCATGCGCAAGGAATACATCTACGGAGTAGATGCGCGCTTGAACGTCGGCTTTGGCCTCTGGCAGCTAGCGCACGCCAGCCGTCAGGAACTGAACGCCGCCAACTTCGGGACCGCCTACGCTGCGATGCAGGGGATGAAGGGTGACAAGGGCAAGATCCTCGGCATCCGTCCCAAGCTGCTGGTCGTGCCGCCGAGCCTGCGGGAACAGGCGCTGGAAGTGGTCAAGGCTGAGCGTAATGCCGCCGGCGCCACCAACATCAACCGCGACGTGGTGGACGTTCTCGTCACGCCCTGGCTCGCCTAAGAGACGGATGACGCCATGACTGCAAATCGTAAACCGGCATCGGGCGCCAAGCCCGCTGCCAGCACGACTCCTAAGGATGAAAAGCCTTTGGAGAATCTTGAAACCACGGGTGCAGCTGCCGCGCCAGTGGTTCAGGGTGGCGATCCGGCCGCTCCTGTAACTGAACAACCCACCGCGAACGCGGCTTCGGCCGCAACTGCGCCCCAGGGCGCACAGGAAACGCCCAGCCCGGAGACCGCCATGGAAGGCAATGTCGTTGATGGGCTGTGGATCCGGTCGGTGCCTGAATCGTTCCGCCGCTGCGGCTTCCGCTTTACCCGCGAGGGTTATGGCATTGCCCTGAGTGCGCTCACAGATGCCCAGGTCGAGCAGTTGATGGCGGATCCGAACCTGGTGGTTAAACGGGGCGAGTTTTCTCATTTCGGTGAGCGCCTGGCATGACCTACATCACCCACGCCCAACTGGCCGAGCGCCCAGGTGCACGCGAACTGGCCCAGGTGGCCACGCCCGCGCACCTGCGTGTAGTGCCGGATGCGCTGATGGAAGTCTCCCTCACGGGCGGCGACCGCAGCAGCTGGACTGCCGACGAGAATGAACGGGCTGATGCCGCCCTGGAGCGCATCGACGATGCCACCAGGGATGCGCAGGCCGTGATTGACGGCTTTCTGGCCCGGCGTGGGTACTTGCCGCTGGATCCGGTACCGGACATGGTCACGGTCTGGTGCCGTGCCATTGTGCGGTACTACCTGCACCAGCACCGGCTGAGCACCGAGAGCAATGATCCAATCGTGCGCGACTACCGCGATGCCATGAAGCTGCTGCAGCTGACCGCAGATGGCAAGTTCAGCCTGGGTGCGGATGACCCGATTCAGACTGACCCGAACAGCCTGGACGTGCGCTTTGAAGCCTCGCCTAACGTGTTCAATCGCGGCCAGTTGAAGTTCTTCAGATGATGCGGCCGCTCAATACGCAAGTGATTATTGACCGGCTGAAGGAGTTGGTTCCCGGCCTGGATGACGTTCAGGGCGCAGCAGAATACAACCAGGTAAAGAGCCTGACCGACTTCCGGATCGGCACCGCTTTTGTAGTCCTGGCCAGCGAACGCAACCCGGCCGGTAGCGCGCCGCAGCACAAGCGCGCAGCCAGTGCAGAGGCGGTATTCGGCGTCATCCTGGTTGCGCGTAACTACCGGGATCAATCAGGCGCCGAGGCGCTGCAGGACCTAGGCCCCCTGATCGGCGATGCGCGTGACGCACTGCTTGGTTGGGAGCCTCAGGGAATGGACGCGATTAAATGGCTACAGGGCGATGCGGTGGACAGTGATGCCAGCCGGGTGCTCTGGATAGATGTTTTCACCACAACCCATGTACTCAGAGGCACCAAGTCATGAGCGACAAGAAACAAAATCTTTACCCGGTCACGCTACTCAAGGACCACGAACACGCTGGCAAAAAGGAACTGGCTGGCAAAACGATCCACGTCAACGCGCTGGCAAAGCAATGGCTGGTCGCGAACAAGATCATCGGTGCTGAACAAGCGCCTGAGCCTGCTGTAACCGCTGTTGCAGCTGCTACCCAACCGGCGAAGAAGGGGTAAGTCATGGAAAAGTACATGTATGGCAAGGGCGAGCTGCAGATCTGCGAGATCATCAGCCCTACAGAGGACGGCCCCTATAAAAAGCTGGGTGACGCAAACTCGCTCGAAGGCACCCTGTCTGAAACGATGGTCCAGCACCGCGAAAGCATGAGCGGCAAAAACCTCCTGGTGCGCAATTTTGGTATCGAGCCAATGATGGTCTGGAACGTAGCGTTGTTCCAGCTCAGCGCTGACAACATTGCACGGTTTACCCAGGGCACTGTGACCCAGACCGAACCGGGTACCGCAAGCGGCGAGGAATTCCCCACAGGATTGGCAGTAGGCGATGTGGTTACTCTGGATCATTTCGGCCCGAGCAACATGGTGATCATGGATAGCGCCACACCTGATCCGGTTTTACTGGACCCCCAGCATTACAGCTACGACCCGTACGGCGACGTAGAGATCCTTTCACTGCCTGCAACCGCGCCAACGCAACCTTTTGTGGCCGCGTACAGCTATGCCGCCACCCGCCATGTCGCGATGCTGAACGCTGCACGCAAGCAGTATCGGTTGCGCTACAAGGGTAAGAACCTGGCCGAGGGTGAGCAGCCGTTCCTCCTTGAGCTTTACAAGGTGGATGCTGGCCTCCTGCAGACGCTGAGCTTGATCACTTCGGGTAACCAGCTGGCGTCCGCACCGGTGACGTTCACCTCCTTGGGTGACCTGTCCAAGCCGGCCAACGGCCCGCTCGGACAGTTCGGCCGCCTGATCGAAATCGGCTGATAAGGGGAATTCATGGCAAAGCGCAAACCACCCAAGGTCATCACCGCTGATCCCGTCGCTGTTGCTCCAGCGGCGGACGGTGCTGATGATCTGGCAATCCTGCATCCGGACCTGTCTGTAAAAATTGCTGGCCGGGCTATCGTTATGCGGGAGTATGGTTTCATCGAAGGATTGAAACTGAACCCGCTATACAAACCCTTTGTCGATGATCTACATGATCAGGTCGTGTCAGGTGGCGTGCCACCGCTGAACGAGATTGTCGGTATCATGGCAAATCATACTGACAGCATCGAGCAGCTGATAGCCGCTGCAGCGGATGTTGAGCTCGATTGGGTAAGGGGGCTCAACGACAAGGATGGTAGCGAGCTGCTTTATCTGTGGTGGACCGTAAATGCCCCTTTTTTCATGCGGCGTGTGTTCGATCGCATAAGAGCGGACAGAGCAGTAGCGGCGGCCCGCGCTGGGGCGACGTCTACGCCGTCCTGATTGCAGCTGAGCATTCGCCGGCAGAGATTGGCCGTTATACCCACCGGCAGGTTCTTCTGCACTACGACAGAGCCCTGGCAAACGAGCGGCGGCAGCGTTACAACAACATCATGGACATGAATATGGCGTTTGCAGGCGGTACAAACGCTGCTGACTATCTCAATAAATTGTTATAGCTGGCGTGCCCAGGGAGGCAGCAAGAAGCTGCCAGTCGGAACCAACGGATAGGACTCAGAGCGGCTGCGGCCGCTTTCTTTTTGCGTGCGCAAAATTACATTTAATGTCGCGTGCGACACCATGGCTGCACATTCACGGCCGTAACCGCACCCCATGTCCAAAGAGCTCGAACTCGCCCTCCGTATTTCAGCTGACCTCAAGCAGGGGCAGGAGGAGCTGCTGCGGCTGGAAGATGCTCTGCAGCAGACCGGTGAGGCGGCCGAGAGCGCCAGTACACGGCTGAACCAGGCCGGCGAATCAGCCGATGCACAGGCCGCCCGCATACAAGCCATGGTTGCCGCGAGCCTGGCCCAGGTCCGTGCGCAGGAAGAAGCCCGCGACACCCTGGATGGGCTCACACTCTCCCAGGAACGCGCCGCAGGCAGCAGCGAGGACACGGCTCGCGCACAGACCGCTGCGATGCAGGCCTATTTTGATGCCGAGCGTGCAGTCGAGCAGAAAGCCGCAGCAGAAGCCCGAGCGGCTGAAGCCGCCGTGGCCTCGGCTGCTGCAGCTGAAAAGCAGAGCGCCGAACTCGCAAAGCTGATCGGGCAGATCGATCCACTGGTGCGCGAACTCGACAGGCTCGACAAGGCCGAGCGGCAACTTGCCGATGCCCGCTCGAACAACCTGATTGATACCGAGACCTTCGATCTCTACACGTCAAAGCTCCAGCAGCAGCGCAACGAGCTGATCACCACATCCGAGGCCATGAAGACCGCTGGGCTGAGCGCCGGGCAATACAACCGCGCTGCTGGCCAGCTCCCGGGGCGCATCACCAGCATAACCAATGCACTGGTACGCGGTGAGCCCGCATGGCAGGTTGCGATCACCCAGGGCGGGCGCGTCAAGGATTCATTCGGGGGCATAGGTACCGCTTCCAGGGCGCTGATCGCCTCCATTAACCCAGTCACTCTGGGTCTGGGTGCTGCAGCAGCTGCTGCCGGCGCGCTGTTTGTTGCGTATGAACAGGGAGCCCGCGAGGCGCGTCAATACCGCGAAGCGTTGATCATGACGGGCGATGCAGCGGGAGTGAGTTCTGGCCAGATGGCCGATATGGCGGCACGTATCAGTGCCGTTGCCGGTACACAGCGCCAGGCCGCTGCAGCGGTCACAGAGGCAGCGCGCTCAGGCAAACTGTCTGGTGAACAGTTGGAACAGGTAGCGCAAACAGCGCTGCAGCTCCAGATCGCGACGGGCAAGGCCGTGAAGGACACGGTGGCGGAGTATGTCAAGCTCGCTGAAGATCCTGTCGGTGCCATTGCCAAGCTGAATGAAGGCCAGAACTTCCTGACTGCATCAGTCTACGAGCAGATCGCAGCACTCAAGGCGCAGGGCGACGAGTCCGGCGCGGCTCAGCTGGCGTTTGAGACCTACTCAAGCGCCATGCAGGAGCGATCAGACAGGATCGTCGAGAACCTGGGATACATCGAAACGGCCTGGCGTGCGGTCAAGGGCGTAGCTGCAGATGCCTGGGATGCGATGCTTGGAGTGGGTCGCGAACAGACACTGGCCCAGCAGTTGGCTGATGTGGACAACAAGCTGCGCCAGATCGCCGCCAACCCTGCGCCGCAGTTCACAGAATCGGGTGGTGTGCTCGGGTTTCGTGGAACGACCCAAGCTGATGAACGTGCTCAGCGGGCGCTTGAGCTGGAGCGAAACCGCCTGGAGTTAGCCCTTGAGCAACAAGCTGGTGAAGCACGTTTTGCGGGTGAGATGGCCAGAATCGAGAATGAGGCTATCAAGGCAATGGAGAAAGCTGATGCCATTGCCAAACAACATCTTACTAAAGATGAGCAACGTGTCATTGCAATTAAAGAATACCAGGACATCCTAGAAGCAATACGTCTGGCCAATCCAAATGACTCTCGCCTTGATGAGTCAACTGTTGCCCGCAATATTGAAGGTATCAATCAGCGCTATGCAGAGAAGTCGACTAGGACGCCGGTAGACCGCGACGCCCAGGCTGCCGCACGGTTTATCGCGCAGCTTGAGAAAGAAGCCTCGACGTTCGGCAAGACCCGCGCAGAGCTGCGCGAGTACGAGATGGGTCTGCTCGATCTGTCTGCCGCGCAGCGTGAGCGCGCCGAGACCGCTGTAGCGGCGCTGGCTGCTGCCGAGGCGCAGGCAGCGATGGACAAGCAGCTTGCGGCTGACACAAAGCTGCTGGCCAGCCTGCAGCTGGACTACCTAAAAGCCACCGGCCAGGCCGTTGAGGCCGCAGGCGCGGAGATCGAGCGCAAGTACGGCGAGCTGCAGCAGCGGCTGCGCGAACGCGGTGACACAGATGGCGCCACGCTGGTCGACAAGCTGATTGGCATAGAGAAAGCGGCAGCGCAGTTTGCAGACCTGGAACGCCAGCTCGACCGGCTGTATGCCGAGCAGAACCGCCGCGAGCAGTCGATCCAGACCCAGATCCAGGCGGGGTTGATATCCGAACGTGAAGCCCGCAAGCAGATCGTCGAGCTGCACCAGGCTACGGCCGTAGAAGTTGAAAAGCTGTTGCCGCTAATGCGGGAGCTTGCCGATGCCACAGGCGACCCTGCTGCGATCGAGCGACTAAAAGACATGCAAGTCCAGCTCGAAGCTCTGCGCACCCAGGCCGGTGAGCTGACCCTAGCCCTGCGCGATGGCCTGCAGAGCGGACTTGAAGAAGCCATCCTGGGCCTAGCTCGCGGCACCCACGACCTGCGCGACGCGCTCGACAGTCTGCTACTTGGCGTTGCAGAGAGCATGGCCAGGATGGCCTCCCAAGGCCTGGCCGAAATGGCTACCCAGGGCATCATGGACTTGTTCCGCCAAGGCAGCCAGGCCGCCATCGCCGCAGCTGGTCAGAAAGCCGCAGCCGAGGTAGCGGCAATCAACACTGTCACCGCTGCTCAGACCGTCGCAGACACAACCCGCGCCACGTCATCCGTCGTCGCTGCCAACACGGCCGCCGCTGGTCAGGCGACCGCCGCAGCTACTACAGCCACAGCATGGACCCCGGCAGCGATCGCAGCCTCGATCGGCAGTTTCGGATCCGCAGCAGCGATCGGCCTGGCCGCCGTGGTCGCGGCCATGGCGTTCCAAGCGTTTGCAGAGGGTGGTCACGTAACCGGCCCCGGTACCGGGACGAGCGACAGCATCAATGCCCGGCTATCAAACAACGAATTTGTGACCCGCGCCGCAGTCGTCACCCAGCCCGGCGCCCTGCCTTTCCTGGACGATTTCAACAAACGCGGCATGGCCGCCCTGGACGACTGGGCCGGTGCTGCAAATCACTCAACTGGTGGCCTGGCCGGAGTGCCAGCGCCGCCAGCACCAGCGCCTGTTCTTAACGTTGGTAGCCTTTCTGACGGCGCGCGAACGTCACAAACAACGTTGAAGAACAACATGGAAGTCTATGTAGGTATGAGTGACGAATTTGTCGCAGAGCGTGCATGGAGCCGTTCGGGGACAGAGAGGTTCTATACCGAGCTGTCGAACAACCGCGCAGCCGTGCGCCAAATACTGGGGGTTTAGTTCATGCCGCATGAGGTCTCTTTTGTCGATAACTCAAGTCAACTGGCGCATTACGCCATGCTTGAGACCATTCGTGACTTTGCCGGAGATAACGGTTGGGAGGTACTGCGCTATGACACAGCCCCTGCTGATCGGGAGCTTATTCTCAAGGGCTTTGGTTACAGCGAAGAGGAGGAAATATTTGTAGGCTTTAGAACCTATCAAAACGCTGGAGCGGATTATTACAATCTCGTTGCTGCAGCTTTTACAGGCTACCTACCAGGTAACCCATTTAATGCTCAGCCGGGGGCCATGCTCTCAGGCGTGCCAGCCCACAACCAGCGGATCGATTACTGGCTGACGCTCAACCCACAGCGTATAGCATTGGCGATGAAAGTGGGCACGCCGGTCTATGAGTCGGCCTATGTCGGCAAGTTCTTGCCCTACGCACGCCCCAGTCAGTACCCGTATCCCGTGATCTGCGCAGGCATGCTGAACGGTACGCCTGCAACACGATTTTCAGACACAGTGCATAGCATCCCTTACAAAGGCTCTCGGCCCCAGATGCGGATGAGGTTCAATGATGGGTCGTGGGCACAGCCTGAATGTTGGCCCTATAACAACACGCTTCTAAATGGCTCAATTGCTTCGCAAACTCAACAACGTGATACCAATGGTTCATATCCATCAAATCCGATAGTTCTTAACTCTGCTATCGGCGTTCTTGGTGAGCTAGATGGTATTCGTCATATAACAGGGTTCAATAACGCTGTTGAAAATACGTTTGAGCTGGATGGTAAAGACTGGGTTGTTATACAAGATGTCAGCCGTAATGGTTTCAGTGACTATTATTCCATGAGGCTTGATTAATGGCTTACTACAACGGCAGCGCAAGTTCCTTCGCTGAGCTGCAATCTCACCTGGTCGACGCTCTGGTTGATCAAGGTTGGATACTCAGCAGCGGCATTCTTAGCAAGGGTTCCGCTTTTGTGAGGCCCTACGTTTCAAGCACAACAACGACTACAGAGGGTCCAGGCTTATTGATTCAGATGGGCGATGGCCAATCTGGTGCTGCTATCGTCAACCCGGCACCCAATGCTGCTCGATTGGGAAGACCAGGCTCTGCGGATAGATTTGAAGGCGTATCGTTTCCTGCTGAGTACTTCATCCACGTATTTGATGACCCTGATGAGGTTTACGTCATCTTGCGTTTCAACATTGATCGCTATTTTTGGCTTGCGTTTGGTTCATCGAGTCTAAATACCGCTGGAACTGGAAATTGGCTATCTGGATGCGCCCGTCAAGGCTATATAACAGCCACGGGGCCAACAACCGGCTATTTAATATCACCTACTAGTGGAGGGGTTGGGTCAGCAAACACAGCCAGTGGCGCATCAGTCTCTGGGGGACTTTTTTGGAATACTCAAAAAATGACGCTGGCTGGTGGTCTAGGGGAATTTGTTAATGCGGGACTCAACAGCTTGTCGTGGAACGGAACAAGTAATACTGGGACAAATAATGCCGCTGAAAGGCTACACGCAGTCGGGTTTATAGCGCCATTGGTCGAGAGGTCACCCAGCCCATGGAACAGTGAAGCGGTTCTTTTGCCTATCCAGCCCCATGTAACCGTTTCAGAATCTAAGGTTGTTATGGTTGCAGACTTGCAAAATGCACGATATCTGCGCATTGACAATTACGAGCCTGGTCAAATTTTCAGTATTGGGCCAGAAAGCTGGAAGGTGTACCCATTTTATTTGAAAAATACAGTTTCACGTGATGGCGGGAGCGCTGTAAACCACACGGGTACATTCGGAATGGCAATCAGATACGACGGCGCTTGATTATGGCCATCCTGACCACATTTGGGATCAACTCGGCCTCAGGCGGCGTTGCTAATCCATATCTTTCATCAAGTCATGACCTGTTTTCTGCAAATGAGATTGTTGGCTGGCCGCCATTTGAGTCAGTGGTATCTGACTCGTCACCCTCTGAATTGTTATTGCATTTTCCAGTCTCTGCAGCATCTAGGCCCATTTCTGTTATCAGGTCTGGCAGTTACCGATACGACTTTTATGATCGTATACATATCGACACCACCCGCGTGGACCTAGGCAACCTGGTTTCTATTCAAGTAACCGCGTTGAGTCTCTGGAATGCCCATCTCGAGACTCGTAATTTAGTTGAGCTGACCGGTTTGGTTGAGGGCCTGGAACTGATCGGTCAGCCTACCCCGCCCCTTGAATTTGCTGCACTCCAGGAGCGTGAATATGAGCTATCTGTTTCACCTGAGGGTGAATCGGTTGTTGACACCTTGGTACGGTGGGTCTTCGCAAATGGCGAGGAGGTCGTGCTTCGCGTAACCGCCAACCGAATTGTTGCATGGTCCTTTGTGCCAGACTGGGGCGATGGTGTTAAAGAGAGTCTTGAGTTCCTGACTGATGTGTTGGCTTCAGAAAGTTTGGTTGAACAGCGCCGGGGTTTGCGTACAGCGCCAAGAAGAGAGTTCAAAGCCCCAATGTTTGTTGAGGGTCGAGATCGTCAAATGTTGGATCTTGCTTTGTTCGGTTGGGGCAGCAGAGTGTGGGCGCTGCCGATTTGGCCTGATATTCAATTTCTGAAAAATCCGTTGGAGTCAACCGCTTCCCGAATCGATGCTGAAACAGAATATCTGGACTTTGTAACGGGTGGCCTTGCAATGTTGAGGGGTGAATCAGCCCGCGAATATGAAGTGGTTGAAATCGACTCTATTGATTCAACAGGTATAGATCTCAAGCGTCCCCTGCAGCAAAGCTGGCCTGCTGGCACCCGGCTGTACCCAGCGCGTCCAGCTCAATTAATGCGGCAGCCGGAGACTACAAGACTGACTGATCAGCTTGATGAAGCTGAGGTGCAATTTTTGCTCCTGGGCGTAAGTGACTGGCCTGCTTTAACTGTAGAGGACCTCCCTACCTATCGCGCACAATTAGTGTATGACGATCGTCCGGATGAATCAGAAGACCTTACCCGTTTATTCCAGCGCAGCTTGATCACACTCGATAGCCGAACAGGACCACCATTGGTAACTGACGTCGCAGGCCGAGCTATGCCTGTCACAGGCTTTGGTTGGTTAGAAATGGGTCGTGCGCAACGTGCTCGTTACCGGTCGCTTTTATACACCTTGGCGGGAAAGCGCACAGCTGTATGGATTCCGACTCACGCCGACGATCTGACTCTGGTTAACCCGGCTAGTGATGCCGAGCCCTTTATTGATGTCGCTCACGTCGGTTATACGCGTTTCGGGCAGGCCCGTGTGGGTCGAAGGGATATTCGCGTAGAGCTTTTCTCAGGAGAGATTTATTACCGCAGAATCAACTCATCCTCTGAAATCAGTTCAGACGTTGAGCGGCTTTTCATAAATGAGCCCCTCGGGCTATCAGTGAACCCGGAAGGAGTTAAGCGAATTTGCTGGCTGGTTTTGTCACGTGGCGCATCAGATACCTCTGATATTGATCATATGGCTGACAGTGAAGGGCTCGCCTCGGCGCAGATTGTTTTTATGGGAGTGGCAGACGATGTCATTTGATAGTCGCGAGTTCTCAATTGCTCAAGGAATCCCGGTGCGACTCTACAGGTTTCACAGAGGGGTAACACTCTGGCTCTACTGCACAGCAGACCGAAATATTGAGCTGGGTGTGCAAACGTTCAGATCAGTTTTAGGCGGTATCTCAGACTCCGGCATACAGCAGACTGGTGACGCTAAATCAGACGGCTTAACGATTACTGCACCGGCATCACTTGATGTTGTTCAGCCCTTCAGGGCATTTCCGCCCAGCGACCCTATAGGTTTATCAGTTTTTGATATGCACTACGGTGATACAGAAGCTCGACTAGCGGGCAGCTATCGTATCAGCAGTGTGGGCTTTCCTGCCCTTGATCGATGCAAGATTAAATGTGTGACCAGGGATTCAGAAATGGGAGAGCCAGGGCTTCTGGATGCCTATATGCGCACATGCACTGCTGTTTTGGGTGACAGGCGCTGCAAAGTTGATCTTGAGTCGTACAGGGTAGATTTGTCGATAGACAGCCGGAATGGGTTATCTGTTTTCAGTAGCGACCTATCGGATTATCCGGCTGGATGGTTTACAGGTGGATACGTGGCATGGGCAGTTGGTGGCGGTGAGTTCGACCGAAGATTTATTGATCGTCACATATCAAATGAGCTCCAACTGTTGGGTGGCACTGTAGGCATTCCGCCTGCAGCCCAGCTCAGGGCCTACCCCGGCTGCGACTTTCTTGCCAGTACGTGCCATAGCAAGTTTGGCAATTCATTAAACAATAGGGGCATTCCACATCTACAGCTCGATAGCCCCTTTGACGGCAACCAGGTCTGGTGAGGGCTTAAATATGGGGCTTTTTCTTGTATTAATTGTATCGGTTTTCATCATGAGCGCTTTGACCCCAAAGCCGCCTCAGCCGAAGCCGACTGCGTTTGAAGACATCGATTTCCCACAAGCAGAGGAAGGCACTGCCCAAAGTGCTGTGTTCGGTCAGGTATGGTCGAAGGGTTGGATGGTGCTAACTGTGGGTAACTATCGGACGCGCCCAATCGTAAAAAAGGCTGGCAAGAAATGATCATTACCATACAGCACCTGCACAGTGTTCCAACATGGAACGGGCGGCAAGGGTTTTGCCACCGGGCCTCGCGGGAATTTTTCCAGCGGCACAATTTGAATTGGTTTGAATTTCTAAACCACGGCATTGATGAGCGCCTGCTTGTTGCGACAGGCGATGACCGTGCCTTGACGCTAGTCCAGCACGCTCATGCGGAGGCAGAAAATGGGCAGCAGTAGTTCAAGCCAAACAGTCGGATATCGTTATTACTTTGATATTCACATGGGCCTCGGCCTGCCACTTGATGAGATGGTCGAGATTCGTGCCAGCGACAAAAGGGCCTGGCGTGGCTCAGTAACGTCCAACCAACAAATTGTTATCAACGCCCCTAAATTGTTTGGTGGTGATGACGGTGAAGGCGGCCTGCAGGGTACCCTGGATGTGCTGTTTGGTGAGGAGGATCAAGGCATATTACCTAAGCTGGCAAGCATGCTGGGCGGCGTTGTTCCTGCATTCAGAGGTATTACAACCGCGTTTTACTCCGGACTGGTCACTAGTATGAACCCATATCCCAAGCCCTGGGAGATCCTCCGTCGGGGCGGAAACCGTTTGTGGGATGCTGAGGGCGCGTGGTACCCCGAGAAGCAGTTCATATGGCTCGCCGATGGTGAGATCAAGGCTATGAACCCCGTGCATATTCTTTATCTGATTCGCACTGGTAGTCGTTTCAGGGGCTGGCCAAGGGAGTGGATGGATGATGCGGCATGGAGGGCGGCAGCTGATACCTGTTTTGATGAGCAGCTCGGCCTATGCCTGGAATGGACCAGAAGCGATTCTTTCCAAACATTCAGCTCCGCTGTAACGAACCATATCAGTGCTGAAATCTTCGACGACCGGCGGACCGGTCTGATTAAAATACGTCTGATGCGGGATGATTATGACCCTGAAGCCCTGCCTCTATTTGACGAAAATTCTGGGCTACTTGAGGTTGTTGAAGACGACAATACATCTAATGATGAGTCGCCCAGCGAACTCTTCGTCAAATATACAGATGCCATAGATGGCAAGAAAAAGACTGTACGCGCGGTTAACAGCGCTGTAGCAGCGCGTGATCGTGGCCGAGCATCAGAGACCATTGAATACCCAGGAGCACCTACAGCCCAGATTGCATCGCGATTGGCGGCACGTGATATGCGCATCCGAACATCAGGCCTGAAGCGATTCAAAATAGTTCTGGACCGCCGCGCTCGTGATCTAGAGCCAGGTCAGCCTTTTCGCATACGTTCATTGCGACGCGGCATAGACATTGTCGTGCTGAGGGCAGGTAAAATCAAAGATGGAACCTTACTGGATGGGCGTATAGAGATCACAGCGGTTCAAGATGTTTTCGGGCTGCCTGCAACAAGCTATGTATCTGTTCCGCCGGCGGGCTGGGCGCCTCCCGATCGTACCCCAGCCCCTGTTGCGGTAAGGCAGGTATTCGAGCTCCCATATCGCGATATTTCAGCGATTACAGACCCCGCAAATTTGGCGTTGATAGATGTGACCGCGGCGTATTTCGGGGCGGTTGGTACATCGCCGACAACCATGGCCATTGGTTACAGACTGGCAACACGCGTTGGTGCCAGCGGCGAATTTGTTGACCGAGGCGGTGCTGGCTGGTGCCCATCTGCCCAGCTCTCTGCTGATATCGGCCGTTTGCAAACTGTTGTTCAGTTAACAGGTATGACTCGCGCTGATGAGGTGGCAATAGGCAGCGCGGCGTTGCTCGGGTCTGAAGTCGTTCGCATTGACGCGCTGGATATTGATACTGGCATAGCTACGATCGGAAGGGGGTGCGCTGATACCACGCCTGCCGCCCACTCAGCGGATACCAGAATCTGGTTTTATGAACAGAATGCAGCAGTTGATGATACCGCTTACAGCATGGGTACCGGTATGCAAGCCAAAATGCTGACTGTAACCACTGCGGGAGAACTGGGGCCTGATTTGGCTCCGATTGATTCGATTACGCTGCAGGCGCGGCAGGGCAAACCGTATCCACCTGGACGATTGCGCATCAATGACAATGAAAACCCAGCTAGCGCCGTAAGCCCAGTTACTCTCTCCTGGTCTCACAGAGACCGTGTGAGCCAGTCTGATCAGTTGATCGATACTACTATTGGAAACATTGGACCCGAGCCTGGCACCAGCTATACGGCCCGGCTATTGCGTTCTGACACGTTAGCGGTTTTGGATATTGAAAGCGGTATATCCGGCACGTCAGTGGTTTTGGAGTCAGCATATGCTGGCGAAGTAATTGTTGAGGTGTGGTCTGTTCGTGATGGCATTGTCTCGTGGCAACGCTTGAGCCACTCCTTTACGCTCACCATTTAAGAACGGGTGACCGGACCAGGTGCTGTAACACTTGATCCGGCCGCCAACCTGCAGAACTGAGCTGCAAGCCAGCCAAGACCCGCTACACTCGCGAGTGCCGGGCAAGGCTATCAGAAAATGAAAAGGCTTTGCAGATGTTGAAAATACTACGTTGCGGTAGTTGTAATCGAATGCTGGCAAAAACCAGCTCAGCAAGCGTCATCGAGATCAAGTGTCCGCGCTGCGGCACACTCAACCATCAGAAGGCCATGAGCCTCCAAACATGCGCGCCACTGAGCGCCAATTGTGGAGGCCATCATGGCAAAACAAGCGAAACAACCACCGGGTCAGAACGGGTTTAAATATAAGCCCCAGTTCGGCGTCATCATTATCTGTCCAGATGAGACCGCCCAGCAGCGGGCCTTCGAAACGCTCAAGAGTAGCGGGCATAAAGTAAGGGTGGTGTGCGTATGAAAATTCATATCCAGCACCACTGCCCGGATTCAAATAGCTACCGCGCCGCGAGGGTCAAGTCCCTGTTCAATGTCGACCAGGGCAACGAGGTCACGATTGATGCCGATCTGCCGATTGAAGACATGTCATGGCAGATTGGGGTGATAGTTGGCCCATCCGGCTCGGGTAAAAGCAGCATCGGCCGCAAGTTCAAGGCGCCTTATAACCCCCGCTGGTCCAAAGATCAGCCGATCATTGATGCTATTGCTCCAGATCAGGCGTTTGACCAGGTACCTGCCGCGCTTTCTGCTGTCGGGCTGGGGTCTGTGCCTGCCTGGCTCCGCCCTTACCAAGTGCTTTCGATGGGTGAGCAGTTTCGCGCAACGCTGGCCCGCTTGGTCTGCGAGGCGCCTCGTCTTGCTGTGGTCGACGAGTTCAGCTCTGTAATCGATCGGCAGATCGCCCAGATCGGAGCGGGGGCATTCGCTAAAGCATGGCGGCGAACTGCAGGGCAAGTTGTTCTCCTGTCGTGCCACTACGACATTCTCGACTGGGTGCAGCCGGATTGGGTGTATGACACCGCGTCCGGTGAATTCCTCAGGGGGTGGCACCGGCGACGGCCATGCATTCAGCTCGAGGTACGCCAAGCTGCTCAGCGCGACTATGCCCCCTTTGAAGAGCATCACTATCTGAAACTCCCGCCCATGGTTGCGGCAACGCACTACACCGGTTGGGTTGACGGCCAACCGGTCGCCCACGTCGCGTTTGCAACCCGGCCTGGCCTTATTGAGGCTAGAGCCTGCCGGCTGGTTGTGATGCCAGAGTGGCAGGGCGCGGGCGTTGGCATGCGGTTCCTTAATGCTGTTTGCGAGCTCTGGCTTGCTGGAGATAACAGGCATCGGCTCCCCCTTAGGACACTATTTCACACCAGCCACCCCGGCCTGGCGGCCGCGCTTCGGCGCGACCGACGTTGGACGCAGGTCTCGGCTAACTTGGTCGGAGGTAACAAGGCGAAGAGTGCGGCATCACTTCATGCCAGCGCCGCTCGTCTAGGCAAACCCAAGGCAGGCAGCGGCTTCGGTGGCCACTTCCGGGCTGTACAGGGCTTCAGATATCTGGGGGAAACATGCGAATAG